AAAATGTAAGCCAATTGCTTCTAAGGAAAAGGTTTATAACAAAGAATTTGATATTGTCTATCATCCTGAAAAGCCAGGAAAACCCTACAAGGACAAAGAGGGAATAACTTATCAGTATATCCCTGCTACGGTATTTGATAATCCTACTCTTATCGAAAATGATAAAAAATATGTCAGGCAACTTAAAAATTTAAACTCCACATTGAAGGCTATGTGGCTGCACGGTTCGTGGGATGTGTTTGCAGGTATGTTCTTCGATAATTGGAGTATAATGCATCACATTATCTCAGAAAAAGACTTTAGATACGGAAAAGATTTTGATAAAGATACTCACACTTTATACAGATTCTATGACTATGGAACAAAAAATCCTTTTGTTTGTTTATTTGCTGCAGTAGATCGTGATGAGAATATTATTATTTTTGATGAGATAGCTGAAACAGGTTTGGCATCGACTAAACAAGCAGAAGCAGTTAATAGATATACTTATAAAAAATATAAATTAAAACAGGGTGATTTTGCAGATGAGATAGCAGACCCTGCTTATTGGACAAAGCATACGGAAAAAGATGGTGTGCCATTCTCTCCACAAGGATTTTATGCAGATTATGGAATTTATTTAAGCAAAGGGAATAATGATAGGAAGTCAGGTGCTAAAGTGGTTTATGATGGATTAGAGGTCCCGACAAAAGGGGTCCCGAGAATTATGTTTACTGATAACTGTAATTACTGCATTGATACGATTCCAAATGTTCCGGCATCTGATGTTGACCCGGAAGATGTCGATACAAAATCTGAGGACCACGCCTATGATGCGTTGCGTTATGGTGCGATGAAAATCTTACCGGCAGCAATGTCTGAGAAGAAAGGTAATAAAAAAGGTTGGAGAGATTGGTTGGCAGACCAAAAATATAAGCACTCAGGCAATAGTTCTTGGATGGGGGCATAATGGCATCATCACAAAGTTGGTATCAATCCCAATCCTGGACTCTTGCAGATGAGGGTAATAAGTCAGAAGGTGCAGGTGGTAATGGTGGGGCAGTTGACCGAAAAGCAGACAAGATTTTAAAATGCTACAGATATGCACAGAATTCCTTTCAGAATGCTCGTGATGATTCTGAAAAAGCAATGAGATATGTCAATAATGACTCTTGGGAAAAAACGGATGAAGATACGGCAAAAAAACACAGTAAGCCTGTACTGAAATATAACATCTTGATGCCTATTCTGTCTACCTTGCAGGGCAATGAACAGTTGAATAGAAGAAGAGCAGCCTTTAAGCCCAATGGGGTGCAAAGTGCAGAGATTATAGATATCGTTCAGGGAAGATGGAATATGTTGAACGATGAACAAAATATTGAAGAAAAAATACAATTGGCTTTCCTTGACGGAATGATTTTAAAAATGGGGGGTTGGATACAAAGAAGTTTTGAGATGGATGAAGAAGGATACTTGGAATTTAAATACGAAGTATTAAACCCAATGAGGATATATCCGGACCCGGAAACTAAAACAAGTGATATTGAACTTAAAAATTGCAGATGGATCATTAAAGAGGGGTGGGAAACTTTAGATGTTTTACAGGATAAATATGAAATACCATACAATGAATTAAAGAAAACAGAAGAGAAGTTGGGTTGGTGGAATATGCTGAGTGAGTATATCAAAAGATTCAGGGATAGTGATTATACTCAGGGGGCATCTGAGCATTACGATAAAGAGAATGACAGGTATAAGGTCCTTGAAATGCAAGAAAGGGTGTCAAGAAAAATGGTACGGTTCTTTGATGGAGAGCAGTATTTTTCTATGCCACTCGAGGAATATAGGAAGTTAAAAAAAGAAAATCCAAGCCTACAGATTATTGCAGACTACGAACAGGACCAAATAAGGGTCACTACAATGATTCCTTATTTCGCTAATCTGATAGTGATGGAGAAGGATTTAGATACCCCAATCCCTTCTTTCGATGTGTTCCCTGTTTTTTCATATGCTTTAAGTACACAAATTACAGAAGCGACATCTTTGATAGACTTACTAATGGATGTTCAGGATGATGTTAATAAGGGCAAATCTCAGCTAAGGGATTATGTCACAAAAATACTGTCAGGTGGTATTTTTATTGACAAAAGGGAAAAAGATACTATTAAGCGACTCAGAGAAAAAGGTAATCAGCCAAATCAAATCTATGAGTTGAATAATCCTGCTGTTCCTCCACAGCAAATGCCACCTGCACAGATTCCTCCGGATATCTTTAACAATACAGAAAATTCAGTTTTATATGCTGATAGAGTATCTATGGTAAACCAGGCTATGAGAGGTCAGGCTGAGAGGGCCGGGGAATCAGGGGTCCTTTTTAAGCAAAAGGTTGAAAGGGCAGCAGCAGCAGTTAATCCATACTTTAAAAATATACAAAAATTGAGAAAGGCACTTGCTAAAGATTTTATGGACCATTTTGGTTATGTGTATGCAGAAGAGAATAGGGTAATGAAGTTTAAAACACCTGATAACGCATTTATCGAAACTATAGTTAATTTAAATGTAGCAGGACAAACAATTAATGATGTGAGTAATCCTTCTCTGTTTGTAGAGATGGAAGAAGCAACAGATAATGTAACACAAAAAGAAGATAACTTTGAAAAAATGTTGGCATTGATAAATGTTATATCTCAAATAAATCCATCTTTCGTAGATATCAGGACCTTAATTGCTAATGCACCTGTGGTTGGTGTAGAAAAAATGCTTGAGTATATTGACCAAGCAATGCAATCACAAGCACAGGCATCGCAGGAAGCAGCACAGTTAGAAAGCACTAAAGCTAACCTCGAAAACCAAAAGATTGAGAGAGGAATGATAAATGATGAGCAGAAATTGAGGATTGAACAAGAAAAGGTCAATAAGTCAGGAAAAGGCAAATAATATGCTATATAAACATTACGCAAAATCGAAAAAGAAAAAATACAAAAAAGGTGGAAAGGTAGAGTATTATCAAAAAGGTGGTGTTGTGGGTGGACCTGCAAAGGCTACAACCGGTATGGGTAAAAGGTCATCCGATATGAGAAGAAGGTCCACCGATTCTCCATTTGGAACTGCCCCAGGACCAGGTGAACACACACCTAATTACCCCGGAGATTTATTCCCAAAAGGATATATTCCCCGATGGATGGGTTTTGTGGGTGGGGCTCAAGGTGGTACACAGGCTCCCAATATGCCAGGTGGAGTTGACTACTCAAGTGTATATCCCTGGAATCCACCGGATGAATCGTTATATGCAAAGGGTGGAAAAGTTAAAGAAACAATAACCGATAAATATGTAAGGTCTAAAAAAGTAAAGGCTACAAAAAAATCTAAAAAGAAAAAAGGATATGCCAAAGGTGGGAAGGTTAAAGGGCAGCAAACGATAGCGTTTTCAAGAAAAACATTAAATAAAGCAAACAAAGAGTTAATGCGTGGTTAAATCTATAAAAGATATTAAAAGAAAGCGTTTTATGGGCAGTATGGCCAAAAAATACGCAGTAGGTGGAAGTGTCCCTAAAGGTCCAACAACAGATACGGTCCCTGCGATGCTTACGCCAGGAGAAGTTGTATTAAATGCTGAACAGCAATCAAGATTAGGCAAAAAGTTTGGTCAGCCGTCAGAAAAGATTTTCAAGTCCATAGGAGTCCCCGGTTATGAAGGTGGTGGGAAGGTGCGAAAGATGAAGCAGGAGTCCTATGCGTATTTATTAAAAAGGAAACTAAATAGGAGTTAATATGTCAGAAGAAGTAAAAGAATTAGAAACTGCTGAGATTTCAGATAACAGTTCTGATAAAACGGAAGATGAGGGTCGCATTGTCGTCAAAGAGGACGAAGTGTATCTCAAAGTGGATGAATCAGATAAAGTAGAGGAAGAACCAAAGTCAGAACCTGAAGAAGGTCAACCTGCCGAGGATAATCAAGAACCTGCTGTTCAGGATGAGTCTATTGACCCAATGTATGCCGGAAAGAGTATCGATGAAGTCATCGAAATGCATCAAAATGCCACCAAAAAGATAGGAAAGCAGGGAGAAGAACTCGGAAGTCTGCGTAACGCAGTTAAGCCCGAAGAAATGAGCCCGGAGCAAATCCTTGAACAAATGGGTGCTGCAGACCTTGAAAAGGGTCTTGAAGCAGAAAGAGCAAAACTTGCAGGTATGGACCCGGACCTAAATGAAGATGAATATATTAAACAGAGATTTCTTGTTGATTCAATCGAAAAGGATTGGATAAAAAAGCTGCAAAAGGAAGCGATTGACAGCAAATTCAACGAGATGGACAATGATGTGTTTATCAATGATCAGAAAAAGAAGTACAAGGATTTAGGTATAGGTTTAAGTGATGAGGACTTTGATACAGTTAAAGATAATGCTCGTAACTATAGTGAAAATGGTCGTTTAACAGAACGGTCATTTCATAAATCCCTGATTGACAAATATGGGGTTGAAATGGTTGCAAAACATTTCTCTATGTCCGGAGAAAAGAAAGCCCGAGAAGAGATTGCCAATGCTAAAAGCAAGGTAGTAACGAAGGTAGATGTTAAAGGCTCAGGAAAAAATGCAAAGTTAGTGAACATTAAAAGCCTGTCACAGGGTGAGATGCACAAACTTTTCAATGACCCGAATATGACATCTGCTGAACTTCAAAGGCTTTATGAGTCAATAAACAAATAACTCAAAGGAGTTAAAAAATGGAAACTTCGCAAACTTGGATGGCGAATGTTGAAATACTTAATGCTCAATTAGCAAAAGAGTCTTGGTATAACACCTTTTGGGCAAAATTCTCAGGTAATGTGGACATCTCCACAGCAGAGAACGGAAATACAGTATATACACCTTCAGGACAACCGATTAATATGATGAAATCGTTCATCCAGGAAGGTCGTGATAATATGCTTATTCCATTTTTGTCAGCACTTTCAGGTTCACCGGTATACGGTGACACAGTTCTGAAAGGCACAGGTGAAGACCAATCAATGAAGTGGCTTCGTACATTCGTTAACCAATTCAGGAAAGCCGTTATGAAACGGTCAGGGCAAATGTCGGAACAGCGACAGAAGATATTCAAACTTTATGAAGCTGCAAAACCACAATTGTCCGAATGGTTCACAAAATGGGAAAACCAGGCAATATTCCAAACTTTCTATGAAGGTGTATCACCGAATCTTTCGACAGGTACAAATTCTGATGGTTTGGGTATTGTTAGAAGGTATCACCCACATTGGTATGGATTAATAGCAGATGTTATAACTGCAGTAGGAACAGCAGGATCAACAAAAACAAATGGCAATTTGGATACTGTTCTTGGTATGACAGCAACAGCTGATGCAACGGTTGATTCTGACATTACTGCTGCCTCACTACACGGACTCCGTGTAAAGTGTATGGAACTTAGAATACCACAGATGACTACTAAAAGTGGCCATCCGTTTTGGTGTTTGATATTACATCCACAACAGGCGAGTACACTAATGCAGGATGGAAACTATAGGTCTGCTGTTCAGGCTGCCTACACAGGTAAAATGCTTGATGAGCCGGAACTTATTGGTGCTGTTGGTTACTTTGCAGGATTTGCAATCTATGAGGACATAGTTGGTATTCGGGAATGGGATGAATCCGGTTATTTCTTCGGTTCAACAGTATCAGCAAGGTTTGATCCAACTGCTGTTACATTAGCCTCGGGTGCAGCCAGGGTATACAATGCGATTGTGTTTGGTAAAAATGCAGTTGGCAAAGGTGTGGCTCGTGACCTTCATTTCACAAATGAGATTGATGACCACGAAAATACTATAGAAGTTGGTGGAGCCGTTATTAACGGTTATCAACGGAATGAGTATTTTGCAGAAGGAGATGCTACTACAGGCACCGGTGATGCATTCTACAGGGGTAGTGCTGCAGGAACATATACGGCATTGGCACTCGCTGCTGAGAATACAAGTTCATTAATATTCGCTACTCGTGAAGCAACTTAAAGGAGGAATGAATAAATGAAAAGTTCAACAATGTATAAAAATGCATATTCTGATGAAACGATCTACAAAACAGATACAGCTACATCAAACTTTGCTGACACTACGAAATACATTTGGAATGGTGGAACTAAAACCATATTGGTTAATGCAGCTATGGTAAACGCAAGTTATATCAGGTTACCGGAAGCTACAACCTCTAATGCCGGGTTAATCGTCAAGGTTATATATGCCTTGTCACCGGCAGCATTGACCCATGTTGGTTTTGTTACATCTCTTATAGTTGGTGGTGCATCTACTATTGGTGCAGCTACTGAAGGGAATGCCCCAACAGATGCAGCTATGGTTTCAAGTGCAGTAGGTACTTCCAATCTTAGATTGGACCTTGATGTGAATGTTGCAGGTAAAGCAGGTGGACACCCAGGAACGGAATTAACATTCTACTACACAGGTGTTGCAAATGTAGTTATCTTCAAAGGGGTAATGCACTCTGATGTTGATGATGCTACTTTGTCAGCCTTGTTTAGCACAACTGCAGTTAATGCATAAAAATCTGAAATCTAAGAGGTAATAGCTTAGTATAAGGAATGGTTAGGGGTGACTTGCGTTGCCCCTGACCACTAAAAAACTTTTAAAAGGAGAAAATTATGGTTGATAGAATACACGGAGTAAATCAGGCTAATAATATGGCATTTGGTCAATATGGTTGTGAGTACCTTGATACAGATCAAGCTGC